TCTGTCTTAAAAACTTCATTCGTGTTCTCCCCCCACACCACGTGAGTTATAGTTCTGTGGTGCGCTATACTTTTCCGCACTATCAAATACTATAGCTGTAATAAATATACCAAAGATTACTATCAGGTGTCCACCTGCAGATACTCCAAATGCGTATGGGTTATTTATTATGGCTGCAAATATACCACTCCACATTATAGACAGTATAGAAAATACCATCAACCCAACTTGAGGCGGTAGTTTTTTAAGGGGTGAATGCTCTATTGTCATTATACACTTCCATCCTGATTTAACTACCTCTAACAAAGCAAAAGGTGGGTATGTTCTTATGCTTCCTTTCATTGTCTGTACTCCTTAATTACCATAAATAGTTCTCCCATTCATCTCTGTCTACCTCAAGCTCTGAGATAGTTTTATCTTTTACTGAAGCATTTGCTTCGTGTACCGATTCCTCTCTACCTGATATAAGAGGATGCCAATCATATAAGTCTTTGCCCTTCCACACAAGATAGTATGCACATGTTTTAGGTAGCCAGTACGCATAGTTTTTAATATTACTAGGTGTAAGAACAATACAGTCAGGCACAAACTCATGCCTAGTAGGATACTTGCTGCACTTACAACTACTACCGTCAAGTAACTTACACGCTATCTTTGTGGTATAGACCTTTCTTATTTCTCTATCTTCTAGTTTGTTTAAACAACACTTTCCACAACCATCACAAAGCGATTCCCACTCTGCATGGGTCATGTCATGCATTGACTTCTCTTTCCAAAATTTCATTCTGTTAATACATTAATTGTTTTTATCTTCATCCCATCTATGTCATAAATAAATTCTTGTAGAGTTTCTGTTACCTCTTCTTTTATTTGTCCATCAACTGGAACAGGATATTCATCCTCATCTATCGTTAAGGTCAAGAACACTTTGATCTGCATCTAGCTTCTCCAAATAGTAATTCATATACCAGTTTGCTTTTCGTAAGTCCTCATCTTTATTCTTGTAATTCTCACGCCAAGTGTACTTCATGTTATTACCCTTGATGTATCCTCGAAACTCCTCTGGTGTTAACGCAGCACGAATGGCTTCTATGCATTCAATACCTGCATGATTATAATGTGGTGGTCTGTTTACACTGTCTGCCATACTGTCTCCTATTCCTTCTTTCCAAAATCCAAATGTACTACGTTGTCTTCTGTGTGGCTTACCTTCGGTTTACCATGACTTTTTAACATAGTTTCATGGAACTTGTAAAGTGTATTTCTAAATTTAATATCTTCTTCCATGAGTGGGATTGATGCCAACATTAAATTAGTCAGTAAGTCTACATGTTGATAGTCATCATCCTTCAGATAATTTTCATCAAGCGTTAAGTAACCAACTTTTAAATCACCCGACCATCCATCTTCTGCATCTAGTACAGGTGTTATTCGTATAACAAAGTCATTTGGTTCAAAGTCTACAAATATTCTGTCTTCACCTTTCATGCTATTTCCTTTCTATCTTTTTTAGTGGGAAAGCAATCAAGTCTGGGTGATTATCTTTTCCTTTTTCTTTTAACCACTCTAGTGGTATAACTCTGTCTGCATACAGAAACTTATTACGTTCACACCAGAGACTGTAGGTTGTCTTTGCCCCTTTGTTTAATTTACGTTTGGAACTCTCGAACACAAAACGTATGTCTAGTTTGGGATGTTGCTTTTTAATTAGCTTATGTTTTCTACGGTCATCTGATGTGAAGCGTCCTTTGGTTTCTATAATAATGCCATTTGGCAATACGAAGTCTGGTGTGTATGTACGATACATCAAGTCTTCCCACTCTATCTTGAGAGCTTCGTACTTGATAGGCACATTGTGTTCTACAAGATAATCTTTTACCTTTATCTCTAAGCCACTACGATAACCATATTTTAAGGCAGCTTGAAACTGCTTTACGTTACGCATCAGACGGATCATAATTCTTAAACAACTTCCAGTATGTCAGTAAACTTTTAAACATCTGTAAGTGTTTAGGGTGTGTGTCTTTATCCCACTTGTATGGAACTATTAACCCTGTGTCTTCTCTGTCAACAAAAATAGACACTCTTTCAGGGTCAGTAAATCCACAACCATCTGCATAAGCTGATAGCTGCATACCATGTTCATTAAACACAAGCTTTGATCCTTCCTTGCCATCCAAGTTGTCTTTAGTTTTAAAGTCAACAAAGATACCTGACTCAGAATGTAAATCTATCTTGCCACCATAACCTTCTTTAGCACAGAACGAGTCCTCTGCAATCCACTTCTCATTGGGAAATGTTTTATCCAAGTATTCTTTTATTACTGCATAGGGTTTTGTTTTCTTACCACCTGCAAACCCTTGCTCTATCATAGCATGTATGGTTGTACCCATCTCTGCTGCTTTCTTACCTGCACTCTTTGAATGTTCTTTACACCTGTAAAAAAACTGTGCGTCTGATTCATCTTCATTCTTTTTTAGTGTAAGTGCAGAATTTATTGCTTGGTTAATTTTCCAATTCTCAAGTGATGGCTTGGCCGCAACACCAAGGATGGTAGTCACAGACGGTACATATCCGTGTTTTCTAGCATCCTTTAGATTGGTGTTACGCTCCTTACCTTTAGAGTCCAGAACTGTGTATGCAGCCTCTCCTGTTTTATCATACCAGTGTTCAGACTCTTTTTGCATTATGCAAAGTCCTCTTCAGTTATGTCGATGAACTCTTCCACACCTTCCTTATCTACATCCTCGTGCTTGTGGGCATTCTCATCCCAAGCATTAGAGATATACTCATTGTAGTTTGTTATCCAAGCTAGGAAGTTACTTAGTGTTTCCTGAGTAGGATCGTCCAACTCCAATGTAGTCTGCAAGTCAAGTGCAGTCTCTGGTAGATAGAAACTATTACCGTTTGGTAACGACTGCTCTGTTGTAGTAGCAGTAAATGTGTGTTGTGGTGGTAGCTTACGCATCTTACCTAACTTGGTAAATAGTGCACCAATAGTCTTAAATGCATCACGGTTCTCTACTTCCCATATAAATGGTGTAGATGATAGATCAACAGATTTACCTGATGCATCGACAGGATCAATCAACTCCACTGTACCAAACACTACACGTACACGCTTGATCTGTTTAATTAAATCTTGCATGGACTCAGGTAGTGATTTGAAGTCTTGTATGTATCCTGCAGGTTTACCACAGTTAAACCCACCGTCATTGTCTTTGAGATCAATACTCAAGTTATCAGCCATGACAGTCTTGATGTATCGGTTAGGTGTACTGTCGTTACCTTTCACGAAACGTTTGTACATAAACCTCTGCACAAATGGACGTATGACCGCCTTAGATGCATAGTAAGTAGGCCCATCAGGTATCTCTAACCTATACGTGCCACCCTCAACGACTTCAACCTTCTTGGTTTTGCCGTTTACATCAGCCTCACCCATGATGGGTGCATGTGATATACGCAGTCGAGCAAGCGTAGATGCTTTCTCTGATTGCTTATTGTCCACCGACATACCCATGAGCTTTGCCATGTCTGAAAAGTTTGTGTTTATCGCAACTTGATTCATATATGTATTCTCCTTTTCTACTTTACGAATTTATAGTTTTATCATGCAACGTCTTTTGTGTCAAGCCAATTGTCACCAATTTTTGCTTCTAATAACAACGGTACATTAAAATCTATATTCCACTTCTTATTTACCAACGATACTAGCATATCATTCGTTGCATTTATTACCTTGAGTGCCTTCTCTTTTTCATCTGGATGCACATCAATTACTATACTATCATGCACTGTGTTTACAATACAGGAATGCATTTGGTTTACACCCAGTAGTTTATCTATGTATATCAGAGATATAGGCACAATGTCAGCAGTGGCAAACGATTGTACTGGATAATTTTTTATCTGTGTGAAATATGTCACACCACCAAATCGTCTGCGTTGTACATCTGGAAAGGCAAACTCACGCCCAGATGGTGTGCGTATCCTACCAGTGTATAATGCTTCCTTGGCAAGAGCCTCGTGCCACTTACCTATGCCACTGTATTTCTTTGTGAACTGCTTGTAGTACGCAGCCTCTGCCTCTGTGCGTCCAAACCCACTTGCCCCA